GACTCGCCTGACTCTAAGTTAGTTTCAAAGTCTGTTGTGAAATCATCTGGGTCCATATTTAATATCCGAATACTGGATCAGCAGCTTGAAAACCGCTTCTCTGTGTTGAAGGGTTGAAATCCCACAAGGAACTTCTAGGTCTTGTCATGATACCATACCTTAAAGCATCGTACAAGTGATCTTCTGCGTTTGTATCTACGTCTTCAGGGTTACGCTTATCTAAAGGTATGCTAGGTATCTGTGCTATGCAGTTGGTGCAGGTAGAAAAGAATACGAGTTGGGGTTCCTCAGTAAACTCGTCTACCTGCAAACGGCGGTGTATCTCATTTTTGCCTGACACCCTAGAACCTTTAGAACGATCAGAAGGTCTCCAGCGACAGCCCTTCATAATCATTTGCTCCGCTAGACTAGGACCAGTGTCACCTCTTTTATGCCAAAGGGACGAGTCCAACACGCCGTATCTTATGGTGCCATCATCTGACTCTGCCTCTAATATTAAATCCGCTAAGTCAGTAGCAGTAACTTTGGTGACATACATTTCTCTATAAACTACAAGCTGCTCAGAGGGTGATACGGCAAACCACACAACACCTGTCCAACTGCCGTAACCGTAATCGCAAGCTCTGAACTTCGCCCAGCTATTAGGAATGTCATAAGGGTCAACAACGTGAATTTGTCTATTAAACTCAGGGAAGGCTGCACCCTCATTAACATCCCAGTTTCCTTCTAGTAGTTGCTTACGTTGATGCTCTGGCATAGATAGCAGCATAGTCTCATAATCGCCACTGTCAGCTAAGTATGGATTGTCAAACAAACTTGCAGGTATAAACCTACGCTTAAACAAAGGTTGACCTTCTTTAGTGTGACCTTTAGGGTACGCTAAGGTCTTCCCTGTTTCAATATCGGTAGCCCAAAAAGGCTTGTTAGGCTCAGACGGGTCAATAAACATCTTCTTAACCCAAGCGTGGCCTATAGAGCCGGGGTTTGTAGTAGCCCTCATGTACAAGCCTAACTCAGGTGAAGCACTACGTAAACGTGAGCGCATGTAGTTCCACGCAAACGGTGTATTCCATTGAGTTAACTCATCAAATGCAATGTAGTTAAACGCCTGTCCTTGGTAGCGCATAACGTCTTGGTCTTTATCTAGGTAACTCATCCAAATGCGACCACCTCTAGGTGTAACCCATTGAGACTTACGCTCTGACCACTTAATGCCCGGAATTGCTTTAGGGTACAACTCTTGGCTTTTCTGAATAAGTTCCCTAAGTTCCTCTGTAGTGTGGCGCACAAGCAACCCACTAAATGCGTGATGGTTTAAGTTACGTAAGGGGTCAGCGAGTGTAGCGTAGCTTTTACCGCCACCTGCTGCCCCACCGTAAAGTACTTCGCGCTCTCCTGACGCTAGATATTGAGTCTGAGGGCCGGGATTAGGTTGAAATACAATATTCTGTGCTTGTTCTACGTCAAACGGTGCAGGTATAACTGTGGCTGGCACTGTTTCACGTGAAACATTCTTACTCGGCTGGACAGGTGTAGTATCCTGTCCTTTCTTTTTCAAGCGTTTCGTACTGCGTGATCGCTTCTTGGAGCCTTTTGGCAAGCTTACGTTTGATTCTAGCAGTTGCTTTACGTTTTCGCTCAAGGTCTACCCTCTTTTTTAAGCCCATATGAGATATGCTTTTACCTGACTGTGTAGTTAACCAAGCAGAAACTTCTCTATAACTATATTGCTTTAAGTGTTTCTTTGCAAGCTCTAATAGTTCTAACTCTTTCTCAATAGGGTTTAACCAACGTTCATCTTTTGGGTCTATCTCGTAGCCAAAAGGTACAAACTTAACTAGCCTTGGTATTCTCTCCCAATGTCGTAGTTTCTTAGGCTTAGGTAACATCCAATAACCTAAGTCATTAAACGCAAAGTGTTTAGTCATCGTCACTTTCTTTAGGTGGCAAGATAAACAAACCACCACTAGCTTCTACTGCAACCTTCTCAGTCTTAACTATACCAGCACGATCTAAGATTTGACCTGCAGCTACCATCTTTTCTTTAATACCAAGCTGCGTAGGGTCAACCAAAGCACTACCGTAAGCAACCGCAGCTTTAGGCCCAAGTCGCGACATATAAGTCTTTGTAGCCTCAAATATCTCATCCTTTAAGCTCTCTACAATAGTCTTAGTAGATGAGCCATCAGCATAACCTGCAAGCTTCTTAGCTTGTACAACGTCACCTTGTGCTTCATCAAATAAGACTTGCATAAAGAGTTGTTGCTTTTCGTTTAGTACTCTACTCATGTTACTTTCCTGTACGGCTTGGCAGCTTTAGCCGCTTTTTTAGGTTGCTTAGAGAATTGCTTACCTTTTGCTGTATCTGCTCTTTTCTTCGCTGAAGACGCAGAGTAAGACTTAGAATCCATAGCTTTGATAGCACTAGCTGGCAAGTAACGCTCTCCTGTAGCCTTTGGACCTTGCGTAGAAGGTTTGCCACTCTTAGTTCTCCAATCCTGCTTAGTCCATGACTTAAGGCTCTTTTGACTTTTAGCTAAACCGCCAGAGTTCATCTTAGCGGCTGGCTTTTTCTTTGCTTTAGGTGTTTTACTTTTGTTTGGCATTGTGTTTCTTTTGTACTGCAAAGTTAGCAGCAAGGCTTGCCCCCTTGTGAGGAACAAACTTACCGTCATGCTTCATTAGTTTTAAACTGCCATCTTTTTGTTTCATCCAGTGATAACCTTTAGGTGCGTCTACTTTCATTACGTGTATCCTCCACCTTTTGCTTTGTATTGCTTGGCAACCATTTGAGCTTTACGAGCCGACCACTGTCCGGGGCTTCCACCTTTGCCGCCAGCCTTAACGGAGGCGACAAGAGACTTACGCATAGTAGGCTTAGTATAATTACCCGCCGCATTTACTGTTGAACCACCTTTAGCATAGCCTTTTGCTTTAGGTACCTTCTTTACCGTAGAACTTTTGCTTAATTTCGCCACGTGTGACTCCAATGTCTTTAAGCGCAGAATCTGACATATTAACTAACTGCCAGTATTGCACTCTACGCATTTGACTGTCTTGTAATGCTTTGATAAATGTTTTAAACATGGTATAACTCCTCTATGTATTACCAGAGATAGTTATACCATGCTTTGACTTAAAGGACTACATACAAGAATGCAATCCCGTTATGCATTATTTCTTCGCCTTTTTCTTTGCCATGCCACCATACATATAGCCTGACTTTTTAGTCATACCACCTGCAGCGTAAGCACCTTTAGGCTTCTTAGTTACAGGACCACCTTTGTTTTTATTCAGTGAAGTTTTAAGGCTAAGTCTAACACGATCTTTAGCTAAGTCTTTAGGAACACTTAAGTCATTTCTTTCAGCCCATTTAGCTAAACGAAATTGCTCTTTAGAACTAAGACCTTTATCTCCTGCTTTCCAAGCGTCAAGCTTTGCTGAATTTGTTGTAGGGTTAGCTTTACCATTGCCACCACCACTAGGCTGTACAGGCACAGACGGTTTAACAAGGGCTTCTACGCTAGGTTTAGGTTTAGCTGTTGAAGTCTTAGGGAGAGGAGTTGTGGTAATCTTTTTTTCACGCATTCCGCGATTACCCGGACCTTGTGTAGGGTTGCCACTCTTACTCAGTAAGCCATCTTTACGATCAGCTTTAGGCTTGTCTTTAGGTTTGACTTTAGGAATGTTTTTTAAGTCCTCCGCATAAGCGGCAATCATTATCTTACCGTTCTTATCTTTGTAGTACAAAGACCCTGCCTTTTTAGCTGCAGCAATACTCTTGTACTTATAAGCATTCTTTTGTGCTTGTTTAGCGGTCATACCTTTGTTTTTTAAACTGGCATTAATCCACTGTGTTAACTTACTAGCCATCTTGTGTAATCCCCTTTATGTTAATACAACACGAACTAGCGTACTTGTACTGCTACCTCGTCTGTAATTTAAAATTGTAGCGTTACCTATAGCTTTAGGTACAACAAGACTGTGAACACCAGCAGGTAACATAATGTCGTTATCTGTAATGTCAGCTTCTGCTGTAGCAAAACCTATATCTAAAGCGTGACTTGTCTCAATAAGCACCATCTTAGCGTTAGTGCAAACTACGTGTGTAGTAGCAGTATCACCTAGAGTAACTGCGTCTTCTACAGCCCATCCTAAGTGTTCTCCTACCAATGCGGCTTGGTCAACCATTGTGTTTTAACTCCCGTTACGTTTTCCTAGCGTTACGATCACGTGGAAACGATCTATTAGAGCTAGGGGATACAACAGCTAAGTTGCCCTTCCTGTTATCTAAAGGATTGCCATTTTTGTGATGAACGTCCTGCCCCGGTTTTGCTGCACTGCGTTTACGTGCAGCGTTGCGTGAGGCTCTCTTTTTCTTTTGCTCTGGTGAGGCGTGGTAGTTATCGTATTCTTTACGATAGTTACGTTTGCCTAAAGGAGGAGTTACAGATATCTTAGTTGGTCCTGACATTAGTAACTACCCCCTCTTTTATTATAGCAAATTAAAATTATGTGAATGGAGTTACTGAGTTGCCGTCACCAAAGAGGTGTCCCTCTACAACCCACTTGGAATCTGACAAGCAGGTGTACTCAACAATACCACCGACAAAACGTCCCTTAGTGTCAGCATCCATTACAAGCTGGTGATCAGCAGCGGCAGGAACAGCAAAAGCAGAGGTCTGAATGTTCTCATTAAGAACAACAACAGAACCTACTTCGTCTTTGTCATGCATCATTACTACACCCTGAAGGGTATCAGCAGATGTAGCTGCATTAATAGTAAGTGTACCAGTACCTGTAGTACCAATGTGGAACTTATAGTTAAGTCCAACAGCAGCAGCAGGTAAAGTTACAACAATCCCCGCAGCACGATTAAGACTAAAAATTGTACCTGACTCAGCAGCAAGCACAGTACGTGTTGCAGCAGTAATACTTTCAATAGGTTTCAACAGGGTTACTGCGCCACTAAATGCACCAGTGCCTGTTACGTCAATGCCATTACCAAATGTAATGTCTGATTGGTATTCTTCAATACCTTGTGTTAAAGTTGTAGTTGCCATGATATATTATCCTTTATAGCGTGTTACCATTTTGTTCTATCAGCCCAGTATGCTGCGCTGAGTTTTCCCTTTTTTATGTTTTTACCGTGTCTTGCTTTAAAGGATGCACGTTTTTTCTTCATCTTGTCGGATTCACCTTTTTTTGGCTTCCCGGCGGTCTTCGCTCCTTGTTCACCGAACCTGATGAGCTTAATGGTTGTACCTTCTTTCGCAAGAACGGCATGACTTTTTTTCGGGTGATCAGGGGTACGCTTCGGCTTGTTATAACCTGCAAATGTCTCTCCCCTGTAATCTATGCTCATATTGCAATACTACCTTACTGAAACGAAAAACGACTAAGGTTTCTGCCAAGTCTACGTCTGCCACCTGTAGCGCGTCTTGGCCCTCTAACAGCCATATTACGAGGGGTTGGACGCCCACCTCTACTAGGGATTACACGTCCACCTCTACTAGGGGTTGGACGACTAGGGGTTGGAGTAGCTGCTGGTGAAACACGTCCACCTCCGCGTCTACGCATCATTGCTAATTTGCGTCTTTGCATCTGTTGTAATCTACGACTTGACGGTCTTCGTCTGTTTGGCGTTGATTTTTCTTTCATAATGCCGATTGGAGATTTGCGTGTATCGGCTGTCGGCGTTGGGTCGGCTGTCGGCGTTGATACTGCTGTCGGCGTTGCTTTGTTTGCAGCATTAAACTTATTACGTGCATTCACAGCCGATTTGTTTGCAGCATTAAACTTATTACGTGCATTGGCGGCGTTAATGTCTACTGATTTTGGAACAGCTTTTGTATCCCCACCTACATGATAAGTAGTCTTCATTTGAATGGGTTTAGCTTTAGATGGCATTTTATTTATTCTCCAATATATGTATTTAATGGTATTTGATAGCCAATAACAAGGCCGTAGTTTTTTCCTTCTTTTCCAATAAGAACATAGTAATTATCAAATACCAGTCTTGTTGTAGGTATAATTGAGGCATTATAACCAGAAACAATTACTGTTTCAATAGATAAACCTTCAAATAACTCATTTGATCTTCCAAAATAAAAACTCGTAGTTTCCAACGAATTATAGTATCCACCTATTATTAAATTTTCGTGCCTTATATCAAAAAAGGGATGTACATTATTGTAACCTCTATCAAATCCTATGTGGGCAGATAGTGCTAATCCTAATATAAACTCCATAATCTAAACATCTACATCATTTCAAAATGTGGAGCATCAATAAATGGCCTGCGACCTTGAGAACGGCGTAGGTCTACATAGCTATTCATAGCTTCTTCCATAGAACCGTCCCACTCAGCAATGTTACCTACACTCCAAGCAGCACCCCACTTAACAGCTACACCGTGAATACGTGCAGCGTCAGCCATAGCGTCAGCTATCTCGTCATACATATTTAAAGCCCAAGTAACGTTAGACCCTACGTAAGCTACAAGATCAACTGCACGACCCTCTAAGTGCTTGCTTTTCATGGTTTGTGATGCACCCTTAGCTACCAAAGCTTCCTGCTCGGCTAATGTACGCATACCGCATGTCACACCAAAGTCAACTTTAGTCATGTCAATAGCTGTGTTAACTACAGTTATTAGTCCTGCATCAATACCGCCAAGACGATCAATACTACGTGATGATAACTTAAACCCCATTTTGTTTCTCCTCTATGAGCTTTGCTTGCTCTCGTATTAACTCTTGCTGTTTCTCTAATGTAATGTATTGCCTATCCAAGTTACTTAACTGTGGCATTTTTATCACTACATTATTACTTCTTTCCAAAGAACTTACTCACTGAACGCATTCCTATGGAAGCTGAAACAATACCACCTAATGCAATCTGATACCACTGAGGCATAACCTCCAACGCTGCAAAACCCCTAGCTACTATATCGTTACCCCAATCACCACAAAAAGCTAAGATAAGCGGAATGCTAAACAACAAAGTAATCCATTCATCCTTCCAGCTATTCTCAGTAGCCCTCATAGCTTCTAAGTCCCAATCTAACTCACCTGTAAGCTGCTTTTTCTTTATCTCAGCTTCAGTGAGTTTAATCTGGGTCTTGCCATCAATGATACTTGTGGCTAAACCTGTAAGGCTACCTATGAGTTGACCAATCATTTGTTATACTTCTCCGTATATGCTTCCTCAAAGCCTTCCTCATGGACACAGTTCTCATGGTTGCCCCAGAGCCGTCTAAAGTAAGCGTCATGTACGTCTAAATAGTCTTGCTCACTGTACTCATCAGGAGCCAACCTACCCTTAATAATCCAAAGAAAGCGATTAACTTCTTTGTGAATCGGCATGGCTATACTTACTCTTTGCCCATCCATATTGCAAAACACCCGGTTAATGCCCCCATTACGACTGATACAAGTCCACTCTGCTGTATGGTAGGGTCAGGTAAACCCATGTACCAATGTGTGACTTGGTAAGTTAAAAGCGTAACCACAAGCATCATAAGCCGTGGCATTACTTTCCAATCATCAAAGTGCTGTCTAGGCATCGTAAGTACAATATCCTCTTGGTCTATCAGGGTCTAATACGTCCTTACGACCTAAGTGACCCTCTAAGTACATTGAACGCTCAACGTGGTCTAACGTATACCTAACCCCAGTGTCAGCCTCAATAGCTGCTCGTACATAAAATACATCAGACATAGGGATGTGAACTTCATGTAACGCCTTGTTGTTACTGGAAGCTAACGCTAGGTAAAATGTCTCTAGTACAGATTCTTGTTTGTCTATTTTCATATAGTTTTACTTATGTTAAACTTTAAGTCAAGTGTTTTGTTGTAATTTATACAAATAATAAGAAATAATTAACTGTAGTTAAACTTTAAAGTTAAACTTTTCTTAATGCGAAGTAGTAAGTTAAACTTTTAGTTAAGTGTTTTTTTGTTTTAACATGATAATTAAACTTTAAAGTTTAACTACTACCTACTACCGTAGTTTTACACAAATAACACCCCATGTCAACCCCAAAAATACCCTAGCTATGTGTTTTTCTTTAAGAGTGTTGCATAAAAAGCACACTAATAGCTAACTTGTTCCACTATTTGGGACTAACCAGTATACATTGCATATAAATTCACTCATCAGGAATGTTTCACGTGAAACAATTTGTAGTCTAGCACATATATGCAGCCGGGATCAAGCATAAAACGTCTTTCTTTGGGGTTATACTTAAGGTTGTGCTATTGAGAAACCCCGTGTGTTGCAGAGTACATATATACGTACAGTACGGGTGGGGGGTGGCCGTCGCAGGGGGTGCTTTTCAAGGCAGTTCTATCATTATGCAGGGGTTTTACAGTGTAAACCATTGTTATTACTCAATATTATTACTGATTATCTATTAATATATCGTCAAAATAGGCTTGTTTTCCTATACTTTGAACAAGTGAAAGAGAAACGAAACATTTGTGCACCAATGCTTAACTCAAAAGCTTGTCTCTATAATGGCTCAAAAAAGTATACCTCAAAAGAAACAACACCGACACGACTAACGCCAATCAATTAAGGTCGGATTATCCGACACTAATCTTTTTTCAGAAAGTGTATTGACCTAAACACCGATTAAGATTACAAAAGCTTATCGGCACCGTGTCGGTGTTGATTTAACCCAATGGAGACTAATCAAATGGCTAACACTGCAAAGAAAACCACAAAGACTTCAAAGACAGCAACAAAGACCAACACAAAAGTCGTTAACATAAAGACAACTGCAAAAGAGCGTAAGGCAAAAACTGAAAAGCCTGACTTGTCTACACTCAATAGCCCACTATTCTCGACGGTAATTGATAACACCGAAAAGCTTGCCGAGAACGCAAAGACTGGCTTGTCATATTGGAAAACTATTGGCGATAACTTGATTGAGATACGCAAGAATTGGATCGCTGCAGGCGGCGACATCAAGGCACGGGGCGAAGCAAGCTTTGCAACATATCGCGAAACCAGCTCTATCGGTTTCATGTCAAAGCAGGACGTTAGTGACGCTATTCTAATCGCCAAAAATTGGTCTGTAGTCACAAAAATGGACGATACAGAAAGCCTTGATGCAATGGGTGTATCAAAGTGTAAAAAGGCAATTAAAGAGGCACAAAAGAAAACATCAAAGCAAGGCCCTGCAACTAGCGCGACAAGCAAGAAAACTGAAACCGTATCGGCGCAAAGCATTGTAGACAACGCGCTGGCAACGGCTGCCAAGCATAACATCAAAATTGCCGATGTACTTTTGACGCTTAAGAATACACTTGAGCAGCAGCAGAAACACAAGCGTCCCCAAACCAAGAAATAAGGTCGGATAATCCGACACTAATCACGCCCTGCAAGCTTTCGAGTTTGCGGGGCTTTTTTGTGCCTTACGTACGCGCCGGGAACGCGCACATACGCATGATAGTAATGGGATGCCGTCTGGTTTGACATAAGCGACACCCTATGCTATACATATTGCAAGGCAACGTTAACGTCGGACAATCCGACACTAATTTTGAGGAGACTAAAACAATGACTGAGTTTGGCAAGGTATGCAGGGAAGCTAAGGAAGCGGCTATAGTACGCCGTAATGATGCGTTAAAGGATGTTTATGATAACAATCCTGATATGCTGTTGTCGGAACTAGCCCAAATCGCAGGGGTATCTGTTACTGAATTGAAACAGATTTTAATGGGGGGAGACTTATGAGACCTGATTATGCAACAAAAGAGGACTTTGAAACATGGCGCAGGAACGCAAGCGATTGTGATATTGAGGCGTTACGCCATATCATTAAAGATTGTCATAACGCTGCACGTGCTATGGCAGATCACAATGTAGAAAAAGAGGGGTTTTATATAGATCAAGCCCTAACGTACTCAGATGAATTGCGTAACCGTTATTCTTACAGCATCTGAGTTGATTTGACTTCTGCCTAGTCCTATGCTATCAAGGTGTAGGGCTAGTCATGGGCTAAATTGATTGACCCTTTAACGTCGGATAATCCGACACTAATTTTATGTGGAGACTAAAACTATGACACTTCAAGAAATGTTTGATAAGGCAATCGCTCACTTTGCTCAAATGGAAAAGCCTTCTATGAGTACACCTAGTGAATACGGTGGTTCAGATTGTGCTTACAGGGGCCATGAGGGTAACAAGTGCATTGTTGGTGCATTTATTGATGATGAACACTACAAGCATACCTTTGAGGGCAAGGGTGTTTTGGAATATTCAACTTTTAATCGCTCTTGCGGTGTGCAACCTGTGCTTAACGCTGTGGCTGCATCTATGGGTGTTGAGGCTTTAAGCTATGAGCAAGGTAGATTATTGTACAAGCTTCAACTTATTCATGACGATCACAGTGATGGATTTGACATAGGCGAACATAACTGGTATGAAGTAGTTAAGCCATACTTAATTGACTTGGCTAACGATTGTGACCTAGAGTATGCTAACGTCGGATAATCCGACACTAAATATATGGAGACTAAATATATGGCTTTTCGTGGTAAGCTAATTGCATCTGGTGCTGATGCAAAAACAGTAAAAGGTAACGGTGACAAGTATGAAACCGCTATTATGTATATGCAGCCTTGGAAAAGTGCTGGCATCAATGTTTGTGCCAATGCTGAGATTGCTGGCTGTATTGACGGTTGTTTATTCACTGCAGGGCGTGGTGCTATGAACACAGTACAAGCGGCACGTGCTAAAAAGACTGCGTGGTTTGCCGCTGATCGTGATGGCTTTATGGCGCAACTTGTTGTTGATGTTACTAAGTTTATCAAGTACTGCGACAAGCAAGGTGTGATACCTGTTATTCGGCTCAACGGTACATCCGACATACGTTGGGAACGTATACCTGTATCTAATCACAATACTAGGTATGGTGTGCCTATAGGTTCCTTTGCCAATATCTTTGATATGTTCCCACAGGTGCAATGGTATGACTACACCAAGATTGCCAATCGCAAGACTGACCATATCAAGAACTACCATTTGACTTTTAGCTACAGCACTGCTAATCCTTTGTACGCCAAGCAAGTCAAGATCGCTATGGATAAGGGCATGAACATGGCTGTAGTGTGGCGCAGTGTTGACGTTATACCTCGCATGTTTATGGGTGTTCCTGTTATCAGTGGTGATGCTGATGACCTGCGGTTTCTTGATCCTGACGGTGTGATGGTGAGCCTATACGCTAAGGGCAGGGCTAAGAAAGACACCAGTGGCTTTGTGCAAGACTGATTACTTAACGTCGGACAATCCGACACTAATTACTAGGAGAATAAACAGATGTTTGACACTTGGGATCAAGCCCTGCACATGCGGGACAAGTTGCATGAGGTTAGCCACTTGGCTGATTCTCTTGGAGCGTTGGCAGGTAACATTGTGGATGACTTTGACAATCACAAAAGATGTGCTACTGCTGAGGAGCAGTTAAGAGAGACCCTAAAAGAGTTGCAATCTACATTGGAAGGGCTAAACCTATGAATTGGATAATTGTATGTGTAAAGGATGCAAATTTATGTTGGTCTAACAGTTGGGGCTGGTGTTCAGAAACTTATGATACCTTTACGCAAGAAGAAAGAGAAACGCTAGACCTTCCCATTGATGGTCAATGGTGGGCTGTATCATGGAGTATTGCATAATGAACAAGACACAACGCCTTCATCGTGAAATCATGGGTGAACTCATGCAGCACTTGAGTAAAAATGATGCTGAGTATTTTGCTAACTGGCTCTTGGCAAACTACAAGATTGGTGAGTATAAAGATGTTCAGCCCCTTAACGTCGGACAATCCGACACTAACTATTAAATGCTTCACCTAAATAAACGTGACCGCTACGCTAGGCGTCCAGATAAAGCTTGGCGTAGCAAATGGTTAAGAGAAGTCACCAGAAGTTTCACTTTGTTTGACATAGAGAACCGCTTCTGGTATAACAATATTACACCAACTAAAATGGAGACTAATCATGAAGATCACCAGAACATCACCCCTGACAGGTAACACTGCCACCAAAGAGATTGACGTAACCGCTGCACAAATTGCATCATGGGAGCGGGGAGAGTTAGCACAGAACGCTTTCCCTAATGCTTCACCCTCTGAGCGTGAGTTTATAATGTCAGGTTATACTGACTTTGATTGGCAGGAAATGTTTTGGGAGATAGACGATGAGAGTTGAGATATACTTTAACTTGCACAAGAAGGTTTTCTCTATGCGGCACAAGGGCAAGGTGATTGCACATGTTTGCAACGCCACGCTCAAGAATGTGACCTATGTTGTGCAACCTGCTGGCCGTGCTAGGGTGTTGCGTGAGGGTAAGAAGAACGTACACGCCTTCGCTAGGGGTGAACTCATAGAGCGTATCCCCTTGTTTAACTATAGGGGCAACCTTGCCAAGTACAATCCTTACAAGGCTGCTACCTTTGTTGACAAGGACGATGAGCCTTTGTATAAGAGTGACATAGCCTACCTTGCACTACACAGTGACACAGGTAAACCTTTTATATCTACCTTCAATGTGGAGATTGATGATGCTTGAAGCTATTTTTTGGGATGAGTGCGGCACCATCCAAGTAATAGGGTATAACCCTGCCGACACTGAGATTGGTGACTTGATTGACAAGCACCCTGAGTGGCACTATAAGTATTCACAGGAACCCTACGTTCCTTCTGAGCCTGATCACTATGACCCTTACGAGGGTGACTACACTTAACGTCGGACAATCCGACACTAACTAAGCAAACCTATAAGGAGACTCTTCATGTTTGCATGTATCGCCACTAAGCCCCTCAATGACCGTACCAGTGGTTTTCGGTTTAACTTCCTTGGTAAGAAAGGTATCGTCCGTAAGCGTAAGGTTAAGAGCCGTGGCTTGAGTGTACAGCACCTCAAGACCATGACTGCCTTACATATCTTCAAGCGTACTATTTATCTTGAGAAGATATCTAATCGTCATGTGGCTAACCCTCGCCGCTTGCGTCACTTCGCTGGCTGATTGTTGACTTTGGCTACCCCTGCTGCTATACAGGTGGCAGGGACATTCTTTAATAGGAGACTACATCATGGAATTGACTGACATCAAACAAGCTATGCTTGCACTAGACACTGCTGACCTCAATGAGATCATTGACTTGGCGCATGACTTAAAGACCCTCAAGGGTAGGGCTAGCCTCAAGGTAGGTCAGGACGTTTGGGTAGTACAAAAGACCAAGCGTACTGCAGGTATCATTGAGAAAGTTAACTTAAAGAAAGCACAGGTGCGTATGCGTGGTTCTATCTACAACGTACCCTTTGCAATGATTGAGGCAGCGTGATGAAACAACACGTAATCAGTCTGTACGACTACACAGGTGAGGCTCTCAAGCCTTGGGCAGAGGCAGGGTACATTTGCTATGCCTTTGACATTCAGCATCCTAAAGATAAGGTAGTCAAAGATCATTTTGATAGCGGTGGCATAATACGATATGTACATGCTGACCTGCATGACTTTAGTACTTACAGTAATATGTTCTTTAGTTTCTATGGTCGCAAGGTAGCATTTGGTATGGCCTTTCCTGTTTGTACTGATCTGGCTGTATCAGGGGCAGCGTGGTTTAAGAAGAAAGCAGAGGCTGACCCATTGTTTCAACAGAGGGCTGCACAACACGCCATTGATTGTGCTGGTCTGTTTGATGATCTTGGTTGCCCGTACTTCATTGAGAACCCTGTATCTGTATTGGCTACCAAATGGCGCAAGCCTGACCATACGTTTCACCCTTACGAGTACGGTGGTTACATTGCCAAGAATGACGCACGGCATCCACGTTGGCCTGACTACATTGCAGACCGTGACGCCTACCCTAAGAAGACTTGCCTATGGACAGGCAATGGCTTTGTGATGCCTCCCAAGGTTCCTGTTGAGCCTGAGACAGGTCACAGCCGACAGCACTTGAAGTTAGGCGGTAAGTCTGCTAAGACTAAGAACATCAGATCAGCCACACCACGTGGCTTTGCAATCGCTGTTATGGCAGCTAACACAAACAAGGAGACTACCAATGGGAACCAAGATGCAACACGATATGCTGTACAAGATACAGACCTACTCGTTTCATGATGCAATCATTACTGTAACTGAGAGTTGCTATGGGCGTACTGAGATTGATAAACCTACCAAGCCTAACAAGCACGGTTATATGCCATCCCCTACAGTACACGCTGATGGCAGTGAGCATTACTACAAGCATGACCATTGGGAGGATACTATTGCTGTAGTGCCTTTGCACTTTGATTATACAGATGATCTGACTGAGGCTGATAAGGTGAAAACAGTACTTGAGACTGTTGATGCCTTAGAGAAAGCATATACTTCATATCCTGATGGAGAGATTAACATTAGTTGGACTATGCGCCGTAACTGTGTTGGTGGCGTAAAGTAATAGTTGATAACGTCGGATTGTCCGACACTAATTGAGGGAGTAACCAATGGACATGCCAAGCAATCAATACAACTTAGAACACCTCACACCTCTGTCAGAAGAACGGCAGAGGTTGATGAATGCAGTAGAGGAGTCACAGTGGGAGGGTGACATGCACAGGGCTGACCTACTCAGCACAGAGCTATACCTAGTTAACCAATGCATAACTAAGGGGGAGCTATATGCACCCCTTTTTTAAGAGTGTAGGTAACTTTCTACTCTACATACTAATCACTATCGTTTTTGTTAGTGCAGCCATAGGGATGATGTAACATGCCACCTAAACAAGAAGAACTTAAAAGTACACACACTATACGCAAAGCCTGTGACTTCTATATGCGTACACCTAAGTTCTCAGCTTTGGGTGGCAAGTCACAGTATGACTATGAACGTAACCTTGAGTTTGCCTGTGTTACCCCTGTGCAAGGTGGTAAGTTCTTAGGTAACATTAAACTAAAAGACCTACAGTTTTCTAATGTGACTGTAGGTTACGACTACTGGCAAGTTAAGCACGGTGTAAGGGCAGCTAACTACATAGCTACCTGTCTAAGCATTGTGCTTAACACAGCTAGAAGACATGAGGTACTACTATCAAACCCTGTGTCGCTCATCCAAAGGGCCAAGGCCAAGCCCCGCAAGATCAAGTGGACTACACCTCAAGTCAAACAGTTTCTTGACACAGCGTACAACAACTGGGAGTGGCGCAGCATTGGCTTGATTGTGCATATGGCTTTCCATTGGGCGCAGCGTATCGGTGACATGCGTTTACTTGAGTGGGGAGCATTAGACTTAGACAAAGGCGTACTAAACCTAGAGCAAAGCAAACGTGGTGAAGATGTTCACCTGCCTGTACAGGGTGGCTTGCTGCCTATGCTTAGACAACAGAAGCAAGACTTTGGGTTCCTACCCTACGTAGCCCCTAGAGTTAGGGCTAGGGCTGGGGCATACACGCCCTACGATGATGTTGAGATTTGCGGATTAGTTAACAGCGTCAAAGAGGCTGCTGGCTTACCCAAGGAGTTGACAGCTATGGACTTACGCCGTACAGCTATCACACAGATGGTGGAGCGTGGCGTTGATGTTGTGGGTATCATGCAGGTAAGTGGACACAGTAGCCCTCAGAGTGTGATGCCTTACTTGGTTAATACATTGGCTGGTGCTACCAAGGCACTATCCAACAGAGAGGATGATTTGATATAATGGATAAGTACATAGAAGACTTAGACTTAGGGGAGGGCGACACTGTAAGAGGTGATTGCCCTGATTGTGGTGGTAAGAATACCTTCACAGCTAACAAGTCAGGCGGTGCTGTCTTGTATAACTGCTACAAGCTAGGGTGTAAGATCAGTGGCGTTCACACTGTAGGTATGACTGCTGCTGACATACAGGCTAGGATGCAAGAGATAGAGCAAGACAAGCCTAAGCCCAAGGTTGAGGCTATGGTGCTACCTGAGTATGTTGTGCCTAGTGGTAGTGGTCTTGATGCGTTCAGGGATAAGTGGGACTTACATGACCAAGGCTTGATGTATGACCTCAAGGATAGACGTGCAGTGTTTCCTATCTTTAACAATGGGGTGATGCTTGATGCTGTAGGTAGGGCTTTAGCTGGTGCAGAACCTAAGTGGTTGCGCTACACTGGCAAGGCTAACTACTTCCTTGCAGGTACAGGTGACACTGTGGTTGTAGTTGAGGATGTTATCAGTGCTATCACTGTAGCCAAGCTAGGTTTTACAGGTATGGCTATCCTTGGTACGTCTTTAAGTGTTGCACATATGGAACAGTTGGGTAATTATTCTCAGGTTATCGTAGCGTTAGACCCTGATGCTGCACACAAGACCTTGCGTTTCAGACAAGAGATAGAGGCATGGACGGGTGTTGGCACTATTGCATTAAGGCTTGACGATGACATAAAGTATCGTGTAGAGTCCGACATTGAGCAGTTGAAGGAGTTCCTATGACATGGACAAGACGAGAAGACCTAATCCTATGGCTAAGGATTTGATGAACCCCAAGTACAGACCCAAGGTTATACCTGATAAGAAACGTCCAGCCATTCGTAAGAAGAAGCACAAAGGAGAGAAAGAAGATGAAAGCTGATGCAAAATGTATTCATTGTTCTGTTAAGTTAGAGGTAGGTGAGAACTTTTTAGAAAGCCAAGCCAAGATAAAAAAGTACTGGTGTACTACCTGTAAGCAATCACATAACAAAAGTAGGATGTGGGTAAACGGTAAATATATATCATTTGATCATCCCTTACACAAAGCAGGGAGATACAAGTCCTTTGATGATGCAGCCTTTGCTGCCTTGGAGAAAGACATAAAGCAAAAGAGTGGCTACGTTTACGCTATTCGTAACCCTGCATGGCCTGATTGGGTGAAGATAGGAAAGGCAGTAGATGCAGAGGATAGGCTTAGTAGCTACCAAACAAGTTCACCTATGCGAGACTACAAGTTAATACATTCTGTACACTTTGAGGATCGCAATAAAGCAGAGGTCAAGGCTCACAAGATTGCTGCAACTAAGGCTTCCTTGGCTTGGGATAAAAGTATTAATGGTGAGTGGTTCTGCATGACTGATGAACAAGCTATAAATACAATAAAGGATGTAGCAAATGAAAGCTAGAGAGGAATTACTTAGAGAGATTGGCGAGTTAAAGAAACGCATTGAGCAACTTGAAGCACAGCTAAAGATTTGGAAAGGCACAGCACCGTGACTCACAGAATTATACCGTTAGCTATCTTGGTAGTGATTACGTTTTATGTAGGCTTTTCAGTTGGTGTAGAGGTTGGGGCGTTGAGGGTAGTAGAGTTATGAACAACTATGTATATACAGCCATTGGTCTTGTAGTTTTTTACATTGGCCTCAAGATGTTTAGTGGTGGCATGAAATCTATGGGTAACATAGACCACTTGCAATGGTTCATGGCTAACCCTATCTATATGTTCTTTGGTGGTATCATTATGACCTTGGCATGGCAGAGTAGTAGCCTCAGTACCACAGCCATCATTGCCTTGGTAGCATCAGGTGCAGTACCACTACCTGCTGCTATTGCATGTGTCTTAGGTGCCAACATAGGAACTACAGGGACTATCTGGCTGGCAGGACTGCTAGTGTCTGACGGTATGCCAAGGGGTGACACGTTACGTATTGCCTTGGTGCATACGGGTGTTAATCTTTTGATGGCGATAAGTCTGTTGCCATTTGTACATCACATAGCTAAGTACGTGGGGAGAGTAGGTTAATGAGTGATGAAAATACAGATAGTGTAGTTACTGCAGATATTGACACTGTAAACAAATGGATAGAAAAAGAAATACCTTTAGCTGAAGCTGAAGCGATAAGAAAATATGATAAAGATTATTCTGATGGTGCGGCTCAGAGAGAGTTACGGAGGCTAAAGATAATGAAAGAAATATTGGACGCAGGTATTGACTACGTTACATTGGGTAATGGCTGCGTATATATACAAGAGGGTGACAAAACTTTTAGATACTATTTGTTGACAGGCAAATGGAGTTCTAAAATAAATCCAGACGGGGGAAGGGTTTCTTGGCGGTCTGTTAAAGTTTACCTGTCTAAGTCTGCTACGCACTTTGTTGAGAACTACGTAAAGGATAAATAAGATGATTGATGTAACATACATAGACCACATGGGCAGTGACCTGTCTGTAGTCAATGCAGCACGTGTTAGCTTTGGTAAGAAGAGTGAGGCACTTGGTACATCGGGCATAGTGGGTGAGACTATGACACCTATCCTCAATGACCCTGACAAGAAGTTAATCAAGTACCTAGCCAAGCACAGACACATGTCACCTTTTGGTCATGCCTTTGTTTCGTTTCATGTCAAGGCACCTATCTTTGCAGCTAGGCAGTTGGTCAAGCATAAGTTTTTACGTTGGAATGAGATCAGTCGTAGGTATGTGGATGATAAGCCTGAGTTCTATGAGCCTGATGTATGGCGTGGTAGGGCTGACGATAAGAAGCAGGGTAGTGCTGGTGCTGTAGAGTCTGTACCTGTCGGTGCTTTAAAGGTTCAAGGGTATTGCCTAGCTGCTTACCAAGACTTATTGTCTAGTGGT